CCCTGATAGCACACCTTCAGGAAAAGGGCATAGAGTTTGTCTTTCGGAATTTCGGTAATAATGGCCTCCATAGATCGAGGGGTAAAATGGGGCTGAAGTGCCTTCGCCGTTTTTACGGGAACTAGGAAACGGCCCTCTGTAAAGGTGATAAGAGAGGCCTGCTTTTCTGTCCAAAAGGTATCCGGCCTGTTCACAGGGCTGCGACAGCAGAGAATGCTGACGGCCAGAGGATCCAAGAGATTGCTCGCGTTCTCCTTTGCCAAGGCATCGCCACTCTTTAACCAATAGAGGGACTGATTTCTAGCATTGCCTGTAGATTCGGCCACGGCCTTGTCTATGGGTCCCTTATATAACTGACTATTAGGCAAGAAGGTAGGGGGAATCTTATCCTTAAATCGGCCCCCTTCTACCCGTGTCGTTTCACTAATCTGTTCTCGTTTCCTTGCCAGACGTTGTTCAAGAATTTGATTATTCATCAAGAGAATTCCCATAATAATAGTCATGGCATGTTCCACCGATTCCTGTTCTGTTTTTAATGCCTTTGTAATCGTATAATTCACATAGGACCATGGCTTACTGTTCTTCTTATTTTTCAGGAGAGAGCCAATACTACAGGCCATATAGGTGATTCCTCCATGGATATCCCGATCCTCATTCAAAGGATATCCCCCAAATTCTGGCTGTGTACAGTCTGGCAAGGACTTAAAGGGAACATAGTCTATCGTGGCGGTCTGGGCTTCTATGAGAATGAGACAGGCGGCTGCGGTGACAAGGAATCTATACTTGTAGGTTTCATAGATGGGAGTTGATTTGGTTGGCTTAAAATTCGCCACTGTTCCAATGTTCACCTGCGCAAAACTCTTCAAATGTTGAATTAATTGATTGTAGGTCTCTGACTTGAAATTTAAGCCCACATTCAGTGCCAAGTCCTTTAGAATGTTGAAATATTCATTCTGCTCCTCCGTTCGTTTTGTCTCTGCCTCGTCTTTTAATGGAAGATTCAGAAGATCCTCCAGTTCTGTTCTATCTAGTTCGTCCTCGTCAATCAGAGGCGCATTTCCATTCATGGGACGCCCCTCATCATCAAACTGGAGCGTATTCTCATACTCCAGGTCTTCCATGGGCTGACCGCAAATACGACAGATATAATGGCCCTGAAAGAGGCCGCCTGAAAAATGGAGATGAAGGTCCTTTTGAATGGCCTCCATCTCATTCGGATACAGGAATCCCTTAATCATCTGGCGCTCATGGGCACACAGAAGATGCTGCTTACAGACTTTACAGTCTGTCCAAGTATCCGTGTAAAGTCCCTGATATCTCGTCAAAAAGAGTCCTAATTTCTTATAAAATTCAATGGTGTCGTCCTCTTTTCGGATACCCTTCAGTTCTGGCACATGTTTACAGGTATTTGGAGTGGGGACCACAGGGCGATTTTGCTCCGCATCTCTCAGAATCTTGGTAACTTCTCGCTCCTCGAGATGGCGAGTCTTTATGACGGTCTGTTCTTCTTTTGCGATAATTGTCTGCTGCCCTCCCAAGGTCGCCTGAAAAGAGTCCTTGTAGTAATGGAGCATATGAACAAAAAAGGCGACATCGGACACTTTCAAGATATAATTCTGTCGCTCAAAGGCGGCAAGGGTCTCTTTCAGAATCTTACTTCCACGAATCAAGGCCTCCTTGTCAATCTGTAAAATGGGATTGGGTTCTGCCGCTTTGATGCTCGTGATAGCCTCACGTTCTTGTTTCAAGGCCAACTTTAATTGAGCCTGTGTATTGGTCATTTTGGTCTGAAGAATCTTGACAACTTCCTCATTATAATCAAGGCGACTGGCCCCCAAATCCTCTAATTGGACCGCGAACTCGGACATATTCAGACCCTTTAATCCAAAGATTCCATCTATATAGTCTGCTAATCCAAAGTTGTCTAGAATCCCTTCATTAACATTCATTGTGATAATTGTACTACTGGCCATCTCTTCTGGAAATCCCAATTTACGAATGATATCTTCAACCGACATTTTCTCAAGGGCTCGGGTTGTATCTATTGCCAGAGAACCTGAACGTTTTGAGCCAATAAAACGACTAGCACTATTTGGAAATAATAGGTAATGAGTGAGGGTTGTATTGGCTTCACTTACTAAAAGGGGCTCCTTTCCCCCTTTTTTGCCCTTCCTATAGGTCGTACTCAGAACATTTTCAGCACCAGTATACAGGTCCGTTAATAGCGGATAGGGGGGTGTAATCTTCCTTTGAATTGATATGAGCCTTTGCTCTTCATTCATGATCTCATCCACAGGTATATATCCCTTGATAGTATTTGTACCATCGGGTACAATATTGCGAAATGCCATAACATCATCGGTAAGTTTAATAAGAGGGGATTGAGATTGAGACTCCTCTTCTTCAGCAGTAACAGCAATATCAGCAATAACAGCAGTCCATGGCCGTCCATACAATCTATAGAGTTCCTGTTGCTGTTCATAAAAACGAGTTGTTATAACCTCTCGTCCTTTTACAACCGTTCTAGATGTTTGTTTTAAGCCCATTCGTTTATTATAATCATCTATATCTTTGATATCATTCGCCTTATAAAACTCATCCTTATCTTCTGGCCGATTAAATTCTTCATCCCCGAAATTTTTTGGATCAACATAGAGGCGTTTCTTCATTTTAAATATTGGACGCCCATTTGACACCTGCGTTCTCTTTATTAAGTCTACAAGGGTGGATACACTGGGGTCTAGAACTCCTCGGACAGTCCCATCGTCCTCATAGTCCGTGATATCATTCTTCATCTGGTTCAGAACTTCCACCAGAATGCGATAATCCCGAACAATCAGAGGATCCTTTTGGTCCTTCGGTGGTAACATATTTATAAAATCGGAGAGCGCCGAATTCTTTTGAACCTCCTCTGTGATTCGTTCTTTTGCCGCATCCACCTGTTCCACCTCCTGAAACACGGGAACATAGACATATTCAAGATTGCCTTCATTGGAATTGTCCAGGATTTCTTGGTCTTCCTCTCCCTCTTCTCCTTCTTCGGCCTCTTCTTCCTCTTTGGCTTCTGCTTCTTTTGGTTCAGGGGCGGCCAGTCCTGCGATATTCAGAATATCAAACTCCTCGTTCAACGGAATGCCACAATAGTCAAAGTCCAGGTCCCGTTTATCTTCGGCATCGTCCACATTCTCAATTTCAATCGCATCACGGTCCTGATAAATCTGCGTAATCTTGTAGGAAGGTCCTTTTTCTCCATTTTTCCATCCTTGAAGAATCATGTTCGCCTGAAAGCGCTGCTGTTCCACAAATTTATCTGAGGTGTGCTTCTCCAGAATATAACTTGCGTTCACATTTAAATCAGGCTGAAATCGGTCCTCGTCTTCCGTATATTCACGCGGAAAATCAATCAACTTTGTATTATCGCCATCTGTTTTTAATCGGAGAAGCTCTCCTGTTCTGTAATAGACCGTGCCGACACTGATTTTATCTCCCTCTTGGACAATGAGAATGCGGTCGCCGAGTTCTAAGACCTTGTTGGGATCTACAGGGGGGCCCTGGACTTCCTCTACTGGGTTAATACTTGGTAGTTCTATTTCTTCTGTTTCTTCTGTTCCTTGTGTTTCTTCACCAGGAAGTTCATTAAAATCAGCTTCCCCTAATTTATCTACTCCCTCTTCCAGAATAGGATCAGGATTTATAACTATTGTTTTTGATTCAGATTCAGACATCCCTCTAGTCAGAGTCTTGAAATAAGAGATACCCTTTGACCACATATAGTAACTTAAAAAGTCTGTTTAACTACATGTAGTACAACAATGTCTTATTCTGTGCCGTATTTTAAGGAGTTAGTTAACGCCCATCCGTCTTTTGAAGGGGTTAAGACATATTGCGAGCAACAACATTTGCGCGTGATTGATGGATCCAATCGCTATGCCATTGTCCGTTATGATAAGGCCTATCAGAATACCCAGACCATGGCAAATGGATTCTTTCGCTCTCTAGTCTGGGATACGGTCACGAATCGCCCCGTCTGTGTGGCACCTCCCAAGTCTTGCGAAGACCATTCCACCACTTATCGCTGTGAGGAGTTCTTGGAGGGTGTCATGGTGAATGCCTTCTTGGATGCGAGCAACAATGTTCAACTCGCCACGCGTTCCAAGATGGGTGCTACCGGAATCTTCTATTCTCGTCGTTCGTTCCAGGATCTTCTTGTGGATGCCCTTCAGCAAAAGGGATTTAATACCATTCAGGAAATCAAACAGATTCTCGGCACTCATACCTTTGCCAGTTTTCTGCTCCAGCATCCTGAACATCGTATTGTGAGCCGTATCACCGTTCCATCCCTGTATTTGATTCACAGGGGGTCCGTGTCTGAAGATGGAACGGTCACACTTCAGGAAGTCAATGAGGGACCCTTTGCCATTCCGACGGTGCCTGTTCCTGAGAATATGACTCCTGAGGCCCTGGTGATTCAATTGGCAGAACAGAGGGGATGGCAGTGGCAGGGGCTGGTCTTCAAGGATGGCCAGGGCTCCAGGTGGCGTCTAAGATCCAAGGCCTATACCATGGTGCGCACCTTGCGCGGTGAATCCCCTCGGCAGGATGTTCAGTTCTTGAATCTGAGGGGCAAGGGCATGATGGAGACCTACCTGTATTACTTTCCTGAGGAGAAGGACGCTATGTGGGAATTGGAGGGACGCCTGAGAAATCTGACCCAGATTCTTTATCAGTATTATGTGAACTGTCATATCAAGCACCAAGTGAAGTTCGCTGAGTTACCTCCTTTCTGGAAGCCCCACGTATTCTCTCTTCATAGCCTGTTTCTTGGATCGCTCAAAGAAAAAGGACATTTTATACGAAAACAGGAGGTGATTCAGTACGTGAATCATCTGCCGATTCCGAGAGTGCTACACTTGTTCAAGAGTGTGACGTTTAATCCTTAGATTCGGTTGCTGCTGCTGATGCTGCTGATGCTGTTTCCTTCTTTTTCCCAAGGATGGGTTTGCTTTTTGGTTTTGCTGCTGTTGCTGCTGTTGCTGCTGCTGCGAATCCGTCTCTATGTTCCAAGGGCGTATTCGCAAAGGCCTTTTGTATCCTACTCAGGATATTATAGCAGCCATCACAGGCCTGCGCAAAAGCATTGCGGGCGTCCTTCTCGATTTCTTTACTATTAATGTCTAGACCAATGCGGAGCACCATCTCGTCCCTCAATTGATGAGGGATTTCATAGCCAACATACACAATGGGCTGTATGCCAGATCCCTTTTGAACCGTATCGGCCATATGATTCTCAGACAGGTATGTCTGAATCATATTGCCAAAGGTGTGGTCCTGATGCTCCATGATAAAGTCTATGCCAAAGGCGTTCTTGACAGAGGGCTGAATCGTGAGTCCGTTGGCCTTGGCGTCAAATCCCTCTGTATTGATATTCATGAAGCGACTCATCATAGCCTGGCCGACATCACAGGCACGCTGGATGATGTAGGGAATATCCAAGGTCCCGACCGTCTCAATCACAAAGTCAAAACTGTAGGGCTCGCCATTCGGCAGTTGCTTGTAAATACGATTGATTTCCATCGTCCGAAACTCTCGGACGAGGCCCTTGTACTTGGGACTTTCCTTATCCTCCTCGGTATATTCGAACTTCTTTACACTACGAAGCCACTTGTCCAGATATTCCTGTTGTCGCCCAGCATCGTCGTCCAGTGTATAGGTGTACGAACATTGACTGGTTGGTTGATATCTCGCATTCGCACGACCGGTCCCCTTGCTAGGCTTGGCCACTAAATGGAGTCGGGTTGTTCCGGCAGGCAAGGTGGCAATCAAACAGGTGCTCTTGGAAATGGGGTGCTTGGGAAAGAACTCGTCGGTGGGAATAATGGTTGGTTCCTTGCCCTCGGATAAGGGTGCCTTGGTGATGACAAAGTCCGAACAGAATACATCCTTCATTCTATCCGGCTCCCCTGTAACATCCAAGGTGAAGGTGTAGTCTTCACTCTTGAATGTTGTCGGAGTCTTGACGGTCATCGGGAGTAGACCAATACGGTGGGCCATCATCTCATTCGTCAGAGGGGTGTCATTCTTTATAACGGTCACATCGGTGGTGGTTCCATTCTTCATGTCCGCATTAAAGGCGATGGTTTCCACGGCGGTCATCATGAGCCGACGAAGAGTATTCGCGTAGGAGACATGGGTGTTCTCTAGCGTAAAGCGATACAGGTTCGGGTTCTTGGAATCCTTTTCAACGTTGGTGACCCGAACTTTCGTATCTACCTCTCCTACCTTTGACTCTACCACCACATTTTTAGCACTTGACATCTCTGACCTCTATTCTTAGTTCATTGTTAAGTTGAAATTAGTAGTCAAATTTTTGGGGGAGGGGGACATCACTCTCCGCCAAAGGCGGAGAGTGCCTCCCCCTTATGTGTGTTGCTTAGCAACACACTATCCCTGTCTTGAGTAGTCCCTTATTGTTATAGGGAACTTGTCAAGACAGGGGGTCGAGGGGGAGGAACACTCACCCACCGCCCTTGGCGGTGGGTGAGTGTTTTGTCCCCCCTTTTCTTCCAAAAGAGCCGTTAGGACAATCCATGAGTAGAGCACCGATTCATATCTGTTTCTACTCCAACCAGTGTAAGTGGAGCAAAGCCTTCATTACGGAAATTGCCAACACGCCCTATAAAAACGAATTCAAGTTCATCTGTGCTGATCCGAGTCCCACCAGACCCACGTTGCCTACCTGGCTCAAAAAGGTTCCCACGCTCGTGATTTCAGGAGAACCAAATCCCCGGACAGATGGCGAAGTCATGAATTGGCTCTACGAGCGCAAAATGAAGGAGGTCCCCCGAAGTGGAGGAGGAGGAATGATAAGTTCAGGAAATAGTGCCGGTCCGGCAGAACCAGAACCCTACGGCCTTATGGACGGCGGAGATATGTTCAATGACCCCTACACCTTCTTGGATCAGGATACGATGGCCCAAGGAAATGGTGGATTACAGGGTATGGAGAAAGGATTTTCCTATTTAAACGGGTCAGCAGCGAACGGCACAAAAGAAGGGGGCAGTATGAATACCATTGAACGAGTTGGGAAACTGTCCCAGAAGGAACAGATGTTTGATAACCAAATGAAGAACTATATGAGCGCTAGAGACCAAGGAATGCCAAAAGGGCCTTCTCGTATGTAATGCTAGTTAATGCTCTCGCATTAACTAGCGGGTAAAGATGATGGTTTGGCCAAAGGCCAAACCACTATGCATTAGATAACATTCAAACAAGATTCAAACAACATTCAAACATAAATTTGAATGATGTATTTTAAGGTATTAAAGGGCAAACATCTAGTATAGGTAAGATGTCGCTTTTGTCCGCTTTCACTACCAACCTGGTTCAGTTCTTTGAAGAACTTTCAGAGACTGTTCCGGAGGAGAAATCCATAAAGATGGCCACAGAAGCCGTGAAGGGAGCCAAGAAAATCAATCCCAAGTTGCTCTTGGATCTCTTCTATGAACACATCTACAAGGATTTGAAGGTTCCCATTCTGGAACGCAATCTAGATGCCATTAACACCTATGGCCGTATCAAGATTCAGGGTCAATTCAATGAAATCATGCCCGCCATCGCCATCTTTGATAAGCACTGGCCGAGTCTTAGTACAGGAACACAGGACGCCATTTGGAAGTATATGAAGGTGCTGGTGGTTCTCTGTGAACGATTAAAGGAGCCGTCCGCTGGGGGCGGATCTATCAATGGTAGTGCGATGTAATCCATTTTTAGAAATGCGTTGCCCAAGTAAGTCAGATGAGTACGGATACATCCAATACAGTTTTGCCCGAAGGACCTTCGGTCTTTCAGACAAAATATGAAGAATTCGCAAAGGAGTTGCTAGAGACCTTCCCTGAATTGGCACTTGCCATTCAGGCCTCGCTCGCCCTCTCACCAACAGAACGCCTGACCCGGTTCCAGGCTGAAATTCGGGTGAATCCAGATTCCACGCAGTCCATCGGCGCCCTTCTCCCCGGTGTCATCTTGCCCGCAGCCACTTGGGCCACCCTAAGTGCCAGTAACCAGAAGGTGATTTGGGAGTATGTTCGTCTATTGTCCATGTGCTGCTTCTTAGAAGGCTTCGGTTCTCCCGATGAGACCCACACCAAGTCCTGGATGGAGGATATCATGGGGTCATGGAAGGACAAGCTCGGCTCTCTGGACATGGAGGGGCTCTTCAAGAAGTTCTCGGGGGTCTTTGGTTCTGGAATGGATACGTCAGGCGGCTCGGGCTTCTCCATGCCCAAGTTGCCCGAGAAGTTCTTGAAAGGGCAACTGGCAAAACTCGCAGAAGAG